TCCATCCGTTGAAGCTCAGGCTTGCGGAACCCGAGTCATTGGTTCATCTTGGGCAGCAACTCCCGACCTTCTTTCTGAAGATTCTTTTCTAGTAGAGGGTCAGCCTTCTTGGGATTCCGGGCAGGACGCTTGGTGGCAAATTCCTAACGTGCCTTCAATAGTTGGAGCATTGGAAGAGGCATACAAGCTTGGAAAGGGTCGTTCGCAAACAGCTATAGATTTTGCTTCGGACTTCGACGTAGATAAGGTCTGGTCTAAGTATTGGTTGCCAATCCTCCGGGACAAGTTCGCCTAATGATTCCTGTCCTTGGATTCGCAACTTACAGTCAGTTCGATTTAGCGGACAGACTTCTTGCTTCGATAGACTACCCGATTCAAAATCTAGTAATCGTAGATAACTCCGGACTTCAAACTTGGGAACCGACGAAGCCGGAGCAAGTAAAGAATCTATGGCTCCTTCGAATACCTTTCGGACTCGGACTTGTTGGAGCTTGGAACCTTGTAATCAAGTCCACGCCTTACGCTCCCTATTGGGTTCTCGTAAATGATGACGCGTGGTTCGAACCCGGAACACTAAAAACAATCTCAGAGCAAGTAGACCCGGAAGCTATAAACTTCCTCGACATTATTCCTCGCTGGTCTTGTGTTGTATTCGGAGAAGGCGCAATCGCAAAAGCTGGACTCTATGACGAACGCTTCTATCCTCTCTACTTTGACGATAACGACCTAGCTCGGAGAATGGAGAACGCCGGAGTAAAGGCTCGACAAATCCAAGCAGGAGTCAATCACCAAAATTCTTCTAGCCTAAAGAACAAGACGCGAGAGAATGACCGAACCTTTGAAGCTAACAGAAAGCTCTTCGATAAGAAGGTAGCCGAAGAAGACTTCTCCCCGGGCTACTGGGACTTAGAAACTCGAAGGACAAATCGGTGGGACTAACCGTATACACCGGAGGAACTTTCGACCTCTATCATTCAGGACACGCAAACTTTCTAGCTCGTTGCGCGGAGCTAGGTAAAGTTGTCGTTGCTCTAAATACAGACGAATTCATAGAATCCTATAAAGGCAAGCCTCCAGTTATTAGCTTCGAGGATAGACGCGCGGTTCTTCTCTCTTGTCGTTCCGTGTCGGAAGTTATTCCCAACTTCGGCGGGTCTGATTCAAAGACGGCAATCGAAATAACCGCACCTGACATTGTTGCGGTTGGCTCAGACTGGGCAAGGCGCGACTACTATTCACAAATGGGCTTTACTCAAGATTGGTTAGATGACCGGGGAATCTCTCTTCTCTACATTCCCTACACAGCCGGAATTAGCTCGACTGCTATAAAAGCTCGGCTGGTAAGATAGAAGCGAACAAAGGAAAATCTTATGGCAATCGTAAACGGTTATTGCTCACTAGCAGAAATCAAAGCCTCCGCTCGAATTACCGACGACGTAGATAACGCACTTCTAGAGCTTGCGGTCGAATCAGCTTCTCGAATGGTAGATAGCTATACTCAGCGATACTTCTACAATGCCGGAACCGCGACTAGATTATTCGCTCCGCAGGATTCTTACGTTGCCGAAATTGACGACCTAATTTCTCTAACAACTCTTCAGACCTCGGACGGCGATAACTTCGGCACAACTTGGGCTGCTAAGGATTATCAGCTTGAGCCACTAAACGGAAACGTGGACGGTCTTACAGGACACCCCGCAACCCGTATAAGGGCCGTAGACGACTTCTTGTTCAATGTCCTAGACGGAGAAGCAACCGTTCGAGTTATTGGAACTTGGGGCTGGTCTGCCGTTCCTATTGCTGTAAAGCAAGCAACTGTTATTCAAGCAGCAAGAATTTTCAAAAGAAATGACAGTCCCCTTGGAATCGCTGGCTTCGGTGATATGGGAGCTATTCGTGTTGGAGTTCAACTCGACCCGGACGTGAAGCACTTGATAGACGTTTACAGAAAAGTTAGATTCGCCTAATGGCCTCGATTACCGACATTCGTGCGGCACTAGCCTCCGCTATTGGAGCAATCTCCGGGCTAAGAACTACTACTGAAACTCCGGATACAATCTCCCCTCCTGTCTCAATTATCAACGTGTCAAGCGTTAGTTATGACAAGGCAGGTTCACGTGGACTAGACGAATACAACTTCGTCATCACTTGTATTGTCGGACGCGTCGGCGAAAGAAGCGCGCAAAGACTTCTAGACGCATACGTGACGCCAGCCGGGACTTCTTCCGTAAAGCTGGCGATAGAATTAGATAGGACGCTCGGAGGGAAATGTGATTCTCTTCGTGTTACCGATATGCGGAACTACGGCTCCATTGTTATTGGCGAGGTTACCTATCTAGCTGCCGAATTCAACGTCGTGGTGTACGCACAATAAAACCGCTAGGAAAATAGGAGAAACAAAACAAATGCCAAAATATGTAGTTATCAACCCAAGAGTCACAATCAACGGCGGAACTGTTTCTAGTTCTGTTGCTGCCGCAACTCTAGAGCTAACCTCAACTGACGTAGACGTGACAAGCTTCGGAAGCAACGGGTGGACAGAAGTTATCGGTGGACTAAAGCAGGGAACAGTATCCCTAGACTTCCACAGCGGATACGCAGCTGGTGAAATCAACACCATTCTTAACCCGCTACTTGGAACAATCGCAACCGTGACAATAAACCCGAACGGAACTTCGGTTTCTTCAACTAACCCGACCTGGACGGCTACTGTTCACGTGAACAGCGTATCTCCAGTAGCAGGTGCGGTGGGTGACCTCGCAACCTTCTCTGTGTCATACCCAACAAGTGGTTCCGTCAGTTTCGCAACGGCATAAGGCTAGAGAATGAAACTAACCCTACGCATTGAGTTCGCAGACGGAACACACAAGGACGTTCTTGTATCGGCTCCCGATATGGTAGCGTTCGAAGATAAGTATGACGTTTCAATAGCAAAACTAGACGACCCAAAAATGGGCTGGTTGCTTTTCTTAGCTTGGCATTCTGAAAAGCGTAAGAAGCAAACAGACAAAGAATTCGAAGCTTGGCTCGAACTAGTAGACGCCATTGGAGCAACAGAAGACCCAAAAGTAACAGAATAGTTGGACTAGGCGATAGCTCCGCTCATTGGTTCATAGCCTCCCTAGCGGTCGAGTCCGGAATTCCTCCAAGTGTTTTATTGGAGCAATCCGACCGAATGTTATGGACAATGAACAGGTGGCTTGTCGCTAAGAACCTTCCGAAGTAAGTAAAGCCTTTGCTAACGCAGGGGCTTCACTTATTTGTGTTCAGTAGAATAGATAGAAGGAAGGCTGGTTGGAATGCTAAGAATAGACGTTGAAGGCTTAGGCGCAACAGTCCGAGAACTAAAAAAATTCGAACCGGAACTTTTCAAGCAGATGAAAAAAGAAATCATAACCGAACCCGGAGTTGCTTCGGTTCTTTCTTCGATAGAGTCTAAGGTTCCTCCGGTTTCTCCACTAGTTGGAAACAAACGCGGAGAAGGCGGAATGCTTCACAACGGAAGAACTAGATACGCAATCCCCAAAATTCGCACCTACGTAAGACCAACGGCAAAACTAGGTCGAGGTGGCAAAGAGCGTTCTCTAATTGGCTTTGAAGCAATTTCGCCTGATGACGCAGTTGGTTTTGAGATTCTCGACTTGGTCGGTTCTGGCCCGGACGCTACTTCAAAGAACGCTCGAGGAATGCTAAAGAAGGTTAAGGGTAAGGCTTCTAGATACGTCTGGAAGGGATACGAAGCTAGAAAAGAGGGCGTGTCCTCCGCAGTCCTAGCAATCGTAAAGAGATACACCGATAAGACGAACGCAAAACTAAAGGTAATATAATGGCCGTCAGAATACCGATTATCACCGTCTTCGACTCTAAGGGTTTGAAGCAAGCGCAGTATCAGCTAAACAAAGTTCGCGGAAACTTTCAAGCTCTAGGACGCAACGCTGCTATTGCCGGAGTTGGAATCGGAGTCGTTGCTGCCGCTTTAGGTAAGAGCGTCCAGAACGCAGCCGAAGCTCAAAGAATAATGTCGCAGACCGAAGCGGTTCTTAGGTCTACTGGAACTACCGCTAATGGAACTGCCGCAGATATCGCTAACCTTTCCGAAACTCTAAGTCGTCAAACCGCAGTAGACGACGAACTAATTCAGTCAAGCGCAAACCTTCTTCTTACTTTCAAAGGTATTCAGAATCAAGCCGGGCTAAATAACGACATCTTCGACCAGACCGTAGCAGCAACCTTAGACGTCGCCCGGGCTATGGGAACAGACGCAAGCACCGAAGCTATCCGTCTAGGTAAGGCATTGAACGACCCGGTAAAAGGACTTACCGCTCTTGGTCGAGTTGGTATCCAATTTACGGCACAACAGAAAGAGCAGATAAAAGCTCTTACTGAATCCGGCGACCTTATGGGCGCGCAGAAGATTATCCTTGCGGAACTACAATCTCAGTTCGGTGGTTCAGCGCAAGCTTACGCACAAACTTTCGCAGGACAAATTGAACTTCTTGGTATTGAGCTAGAAAACTTTAGCGAAGAGATTGGCGTTATTGTTATGCCAGCTCTTAGAAGTCTTATGGACGGCCTCCGCGAAATGGCTCCGGAGATTGGCTCTAAACTACGCGACGCCGTAAACTCCGTAGATTGGAAAGCATTAGCTAAAGCTCTTCTTGATACAGCGACGTTCTTCCTTCAGAACGCGGAAGTAATTATCAAAGTTTCGAGTTCGCTCTTCGCTCTAAATACGGCTTATAACCTAATCAAAGTAACGCAAGGAATCTATAACGCTATCGCAGTTGTTACAAATACCGTTCTTGGTGGAACCGACGTAGCAGCTAAGAAGGCAACTATCTCACTTGGTTTCTTAAGAACCGCGCTTCTTCTAAGCGGTATCGGCGCAGCGGCAGTAGCTCTTGGTTTCATAATTGACGGAATCTCAAAAGCTAATGAAGGCGCAAGAGTCACAACCCCAACCGTGACTAGCTTCGGGAACGCAATTCTAAAGTCCGGAGAAGACGCAGACTGGGCAGCTAAGAAATACGGCGCAGCTAAGAGCGCAATCGAAGGACTAAACAGCGCGTCCGCTAACTACAAGCCACCTGTTATTTCAGTTGGCCCGGACGCAGCAGAACGTAGAAGAAACCTAGACCAAGCCTTTGCTCAAAGCTCAATGAGTAATTATATGGCTAGCTTACAGCCGGACAATAAAGATACTGGCGGCACTTCAACCGCAACTCCCGCAAGAACAACATTTGCACAAGCTCTAAGACAAGGCGTAACGGCACAAAACAGATTCACAAAACTTGTCGGAACCGGTCTTCCGAAGGCGCAGCCCAACTAGCTCTATCAAAAGTCGAGAACAAAAAACAATTCACAAAGCTAATCACTAACCTAAATAAGCCAGGAGTAGCAGCTAATAGACAAGCGCGATTCAATCAGACTGCTGCGGGTATCGCTGAAATTGAAAGTATAAACGCAGCTAACGAATCTCGTGCTGCGGAAGCTCGGGCAGCGGAACAAGAAGCACAAAGACAACGTGACGCAATTATCGCCGCAGAAAAAGCCGCAGCCGAAGAACGAGCAAGAATTTATGAATCTTTTGCTAATTCAGTAACAAGCACGTTCGCAAGTATCAAGGACGCGATTGTTGGAGCGTTTAGCCTTCCTGAGCTAGGCGGTTCGACCGATTCAATTATTCGGAATATGGATAAGCTTCTTTCTCGGGTGAAGTCATTCTCCGCCAACATTACGAAGCTATCTTCTATGGGCTTAGACCCAACTCTTCTACAACAGGTTATTCAAGCTGGCCCGGTTGCGGGAGCACGTCTAGCCGCAGGACTAGTAGCAGGAGGAGCTGACGCTCTAGGACGAATAAACGCGGGCTTTGGCGAAATTCAAACTCTTGGTTCAGAAATCGGTATGACTGGAACTCAGTCAAGATTCAATAACCCAACTCAACAAAACGTTTACAACATAAACGTAGAAGGCGGAGTTGGTTCCGGTGCGACTATTGGAAAAGCAATCGTGGACGCTATCAAGGCTTACGAAAGAACTTCTGGCGCGGTCTGGCAAGGAGCATAATGCCAGCTCCAGCTATGAAGGTCGAACTAGGTCTTGACTTAGGAGGAAATGACCCGTTCGCTTTTCGACTAGACGACGCGGTGAAAGGTGTCCTTGACAACACGGATTTCACGCTAGGCGGAACGAAGCTCTTTGATATTTCTTCCCGTCTTGTTTCCGTAGCTATCCGTCGAGGAAAGTCCCAAGCTCTTGACCGCATAGACGCGGGTATCGCAACAATCACCGTCGATAACTTCGACCGACTCTTTGACCCGCTCTACGAAGACGGCTTGTATTTCGGGCAGCTTATTCCCCGACGTGAAGTAGTCATTAGCTCAAAAGGCTATCCAGTCTTCAACGGCTTTATCGACGACTTTGATATTCAATACGAACCGGGAAAGAAGTCCGTTGTTTCAATCGCAGTATCCGACGCGTTCTCCGTTCTCGCTAACTCTTCCCTAGACGAAGTAGTTCCCCCGAGCGAATTATCTGGAGCAAGAATCGAACGCGTCCTAGACCTTCCCGAAGTTAGCTGGCCTTTAGAAAGAAGAGAGATAGACCCGGGCAATACTCTTATGCTGGATTCGGTAGTGAACGAAGGCACGGGAACACTTAGCTATCTTCAGCTTGTAGAAACTAGCGAGTTCGGAACTATCTTTATTTCACGCGAAGGCAACGTAGTCTTTAGAGAAAGAAACTCCGTCCCGAACGTTATCGACGTAGTCTTTGCCAATACAACAGTAGACCCGCTTCTAACTGCGGTTCCATTTATTGACGTAAACATTGTTTACGGTTCTGAAAATCTTTACAACCGTATTTTCCTAGAGAACGACGAAGCTATTCCAGAAGAAGGATTCGCAGAAGACCTAGATAGCCAAGCTCTCTACGGTGTGCGTGCCTACGACAAGTCCGGGCTTTTGGTTCAAAACGCTAGCGACCTTCAATTCCTATCTGACTACTTGCTAGAGCGATTCAAGCAACCGCAATACAGATTCGAAACCGTGACCGTATCGCTAGACAACATTTCAGCCGAGCAACAGAACCTAGTTTTAGACTTAGAAATCGGCGACATTGTTCAAGTGAAGTTCTTGCCTTCTGAAGTTCCCCCGGCTATCGAGCAGTATTGCCGGGTAATCGGAATAAACAATAGCTGGGACAATAACAGTAAGAACATAACCTTCAGCTTGGAGCGCCTAGACTTCGCAATCTTTATACTAGATGACGCCGTTTTGGGTGTCCTAGACGACGACCGC